TTGCCGTGAGCGCCTTCGTTTGAATGTGCTGCTACCACTGTTCCGTCCTCTGCGCCGCAGTGCTGACAGGGTAATCCTCGGCAGGCTTCTAGGCGCTTTTTATCCCGTAGATACTTGGTCTTTGGGTACATCATGCCGAAAACCTAACGCCTTTTTCTGCCCCGAATGCTTCCATTAAAGTTTGCAAATCGCACATTTCTGCCTTAGTCATTTTTCTGGTTGACTGACCCAGCACGACAAAGCCACCATCCAGACCCGGCACAACTTCCTGTTTTTTCAGTGCCGCCGTGAATACGTGCTTCCATTCTTCCTCTGTGAGTTTGCGCCCGTACCAGTCTACTTGTTCGCTTATTTCACTGAGCATGGCCCATAACCGTGAGTTTTGCTCAAGGCTCCGAGTCGCTGGCTTAATCTCCAGAACCATCTTATGCCCTGCCATCAGTGCGCTTTTGAGCTGGGGCCAGATAGTCTTTGTCATTGCGTTGTGAGCTTGGACTGGTTCCCAGCATTGAACTGTAAGTTTCATTCTGCAACCTTCAGCATATGTAAAGCGGCTTCTGGGCTGTCAACCCTGCATAGTGTGCCGCCACTCCACTTTAGGAAAAAATCTTTTTGGAGTTTTGTTAAACGCTTTTTGCTGGTGGTTTTTATTTCAACCAAATAGGTATGGTTTTTGTGTCCGACTAACAGGTCAACAGGTAAACCAATAATCCAAACGTAAGCGCCAGCCGCCCGTAGCGCGGCAACAATGGCCTGCTGGTTTGTGTCAACTCTAGCGGCGTGGCGCACTTAGGATTCTCCAAGCTGTTGCGGCGCAAAGTGGGACTTGTCCATTTCCAATGGCTTTAAGTCTGTCCACCCTAGCGGCCACCCCATCAGCCACTCGACCCACGTTTGGTTCAGCTGACCAGAAATCGGGTCTACCGATTGACTCAGCATAATTTGCTTGCCTATCGCTACCCTGCGCTGGATAGATGGGTTGCTCATGTTGCCCCTGTTCCTGTTGTCCGATGCTTGTGGGGTGGGCCACATTTTGATTGCTTGGTTCAATGAAAACTGTGCTTTTTGGCCTGAATCCCGTTTTGGACTCCATTTCAATTCCGTCCCTCTTGTCCCGCAATTTGCATCTGGTGTGAGCCACAATCCAGATTCTGTCCCTCTGATGGTTTGCTCCAACGTCCGCTGCTCCCAACACTCCCCATTTCGCATCAAACCCCATTGCGGCCAGGTCTCCAAGAACTCTTCCAAGTCCCCGAGAAGTGAGCATTGGGGAGTTTTCCACAAAGACAAATCGGGGTCGTACTTCGCGAATGATGCGTGCCATTTCTCCCCACATTCCGCTTCGCTCTCCGTCAATTCCTGCACCTTTTCCTGCTGCGCTGATGTCTTGGCATGGAAACCCGCCAGATACAACGTCAACAATTCCTCGCCAAGGTTTTCCATCAAAGGTTTGTATGTCATCCCATATCGGGAAAGTTTCGAGAAGCCCGTCATTTTGTCGGGCGCACAGTACGCTTGCTAAATATTGCTCCCACTCAACGGCGCAGACTGTTCGCCATCCGAGGAGTTTTCCCCCAAGTATTCCACCACCAGCGCCTGCGAATAAAGCCAGCTCATTTAATTGCTCCATTTTTCATTTCCTTTAAAACATGAGCTTCAATTCCCCGAAATAGATCTTCCTCGTCCATTCGCTTAACTTCGCACCATGCCCACTCTTTCCATCCTGGCAATCGGCATAGGCGCAAATAGTCAGCAAACACTTGGGTGCGGATTTCTTCAAGGTCAAACATGGTTAGTCCCCACAAAAGCAGGATATTGCTTCTTCTTCGGGGTCGAACATATCGCGCTGGTCGGCAGCAAATGCAGCCATTGAAGCGTAGCTAGGCCGGTCGGAACGGAACACCGCACCGCTTGGCTTGGATGCCAATGCCAATGCCAATGCCTCCATTTTTGCCCACCATATAGCACGTTCTGGTTTTTCCGCAATTAGAGATAACACCTGTGCGCCACCCTTCAAAAAACATAAATCGCAATTGCCATGCATAGTCACGCCGTTCATGTTGGGCAGGCCCAAGTCAAACGGTTGCGCTCTCCAGAATGCCGATATGTCTGACTTAGTGATGCCAGCAGTTACCAGTGGGATGCGTGACTTGTCTGCGATCTTTGCTGCTCGGCGCTGCTCGTCTGCTCTCATGCCAACCCAATCCATTGTTTCGTTGTGGTCATTCCATCCAGTAGATTTCAAATATTTGTGGATACTACGAATCTTCAATTCAGAAGTACAAAATCTAGTGACTGGGTTTGGTAAGTAATTGCGCTTTTTAATCAGCGCCTCAAAAGGTTCGCCATTTCTGCTGGCTGTTTCAAATGTGACGCGTTCGAATAATGGATCGGCATTACGATATTCAACCCAGTGAATTTCAACATTCCATTGCTCAGAGCAGTCCTGTACGAATTTCAATGTCGCCTCATCTTCCTTGCCAGTGTTGGCAAAACAGACAATTGCTTGGCATGGAAGTTGCCCCCCCCCGCTTTGTATCACACGCCAAAGCATATAGGCGCTTGTTCGCCCACCGCTAAACGATATGCATGTTGGCTCTGTGATTTTGAACGGGTCAAACATGGTTTATTCCTAACGCTTCCTTAGCCCAAGCAACATACAAACTGCGGCGGGGTAAACCGTTTTTGTGGTCGAGCAAAATTTTTCTCGCCCAGTCTTTTGGGTCATGCCTTGGCACATTAGCGTTTAATTGCGATAATTTTGCCAATTCTTTCTGCACTCTCACGGGGTCTGCCTGCGGACTAGGGAGCTGCAGCCTCTCTGGTTCTGGCGCTCGGTGGCACAAATTTTTGAAGTGAACCAAGTTTGGTGGGCGTTCAGGCAAGTTGTCCAATGCCCATGAAATAGCCATCATGGATTCTTTGCTTTTCAGGAATGGAGTCAGCCCATGCAGCCAAAAAGACTTGATCTCGTTTAGTGGAGCTGTACCTATCGAATTGTCCCACGCACTGCCGTAGGTCAATGACAGTCTTTCAAACAGTCGGTCAATGGGTTGTGTCATGGTCAATCTCCAGCTTAGGGTTAAATTCTTGGCCTGGTGTTCTGCCAGTCATGGCTTCCCACCGAGCGCGTTTAAAATCGTAATCCTTTTCGGCAAATGACTTTGCCTCTGCTTTGTCTTTCAGCCAATCGGCCTTGAAGCCCGTCCAGCCCCTCGCACAGCACGTTTCCAAGGCTACCTGTAGGCTGACCCCTGCCTTCCTCGCTTCGCACTCTATCCCATCAATAGCGGTCTGAGTGACTGCTGCCCGTTTTGCTTTCCGTAAACTTTTCCAATCCTGCCAAACCGCATCCGTCACGCCTTCAGGCGGGGAAACTGTATTTTTTGTTGTTGAAGGTTTAGATGATGGTGAAGGTGAAGATGAAGGTGAAGGTGAAGGGCCATCAGCCGAGCATTTCTCAGGCATTGCTCGGACTATGCTCGAAGCATCATTTTTTTTCCACCTGGCACTTGCCCCAGCCTTTCCTCGCTTGGAATTGGTCTGCTTGTTGTGATTTGCTTTCTGCATTTCACTTTCAACTCGCGCCTGCACCCAATGCCCATCGGCTACTTGAAAGAATCCTTCAAGCATGCTTCGAGCAATGCCCCAAGCATGAGGAGATAGCCTTGTTATTTGCGCTAAAACTGCATCATTGTCAGGGGGGGCGCCATTTTTCCAATAGTCCATCAGCAGCAATAGGTAAGCCCCATGCTGCTCTGTAGTCAATCGGGAAGTAGCGGAAAGATAGTCTGCCACATATAGCGGCATCCAAATATCGACTTTATTAGCCATTTCAACCTCACATCGTCGGTTCGCATCACTAAAAAAAGACATCGGCAGGACGGTGATGAATCGCCTTTTCCCCCGCTAAAGGTAGCCGTGCCCTAACTTTAAACCACTTTCCCAGCCTCAGCAATCTGTTTCTTGTACTTATACCGCAGCACTTGCTCCCAGCCTTTTGGCACACCACGCTGCCGCCAGTTGCTGACTACGTTCTGCTTTACGTTCAAGATGTGGGCAAGGCGACCAGGGCCGCCCGATGCTTTGATTGCAATTTCTAAGATGTCCATCAACAAAGTATATCACAATTGTGAGAGCAAATATAAGGGAAAGTACCTATAAAAATAGTTAAAAAAGGGCTTGCGGGCTTCACAGTTGTGATATGATTCACTCATGCCGCAACATCCCGTAGCGGTCTTTTTAGGAGGTCTTATGACCGATTTCACTTTCTCTCCTGCAGACTTTGCGGCCACTCAAATTACAGTGGTGGCTAACACTCCTGACGCTTTGGAATACCTGGAAGAGCGTTATGGCTTTGCTTGCATTTCCATCAACATTCGCAAGTCTGCTGCGCCAGAGCTGGCAGATTCGTTTGAGTTTCAAGGTTTGTCTTACCAGTAATCAACGGGGCTTCGGCCCCATCAATCCTTAACGGGTCTTTTTAGGAGTTAGCATGAACATCACTTTTGACCGTTTTATAAACGGCTTTCAATTCACCGGCCTTGCCGAAGTCGAGCATGGCGAAGAAGCCACTGACATTGACCCGAGCTGGCCTACCATCGTCACAGTCTTTGCACTGCACATCGATGGGTCACACAAAGACTGCCTCGAAATCATCGACCCGGCCATTGTCCAGCGCATTGAAAAAATGATTGCGGAGGATTTATGAAACAGCTCAAAGACCAAGCATATCAAAGCAGTGACAAACCGCAAGAGCAACACGCTTGTTATGTTGCACTGCTTGAAGCCCACATTGCAGTCCAAGATCATTTCTTAAAGACATTGCAGCAAGAACTTGACCA